CAAATATTTATGCACATGGTGATATTGTCACGATTGACAGTGATCTATTGACGAATATTTACCTTTTAAATTCATCAGATTTTGTTGATGATAATTATTTTTTAGACAGTACGTTTTCGATTGTAGGTATACAGCCGGACGGCACGGGTTTAACCAGTTTAATTTTAGAAGAAAGTTGATTGAATAATGGCACATGCAAGACAACAAATTAGGCAGCAATTAATCACCACATTAACGGGGTTGGCCACAACTGGCAGCAATGTTGTTGCCAGCCGTGTTTATGACATTGCCACAAGCAAATTGCCCTCGCTGGCTATTTATACATTAAGCGAAGATTTAGGCGAGGAAAGTGCAAACAAGCAAATGCGTTTATTAGATGTGGTGGTTGAGGTTAGGGAAAAAGCATCAAGCAATTTGGACAACGCTTTAGATGCTATTGGTGCAGAGGTTGAGGATGCGTTATTTGCATCAGGTGACACCACCTTAAATGGCAAATGTAAACATTTTAATTATGACGGTTTAGAGATCACCCTAAGTGGGGATGCTGAACAGCCAATTGGGTTAATGACCATGCGTTTTATTGCCAAATATAGGGTGGATAAAACAGATGTTGAAACTTTAATTAGTTAATAAAAGGGGGCAAAAATGCCAAAAATGTACAAAGATGGATCGGAGTCAATAGACGTACACCCATCACAAATTGAAAATGCAAAGGTGCGTGGCTGGTCGCTTGATGAAAAACCGGCTAAAAAAGAAAAATTAATTAATACTGATAAGGAGTAATACACATGGCAACACACACTGGCTCAGAAGGCCTTATACACATCGGCACAGATTTATTGGGCGAATTAAAATCATGGTCACTGAGCGAGAGCGCAGGCACCATTGAAACTACTAAATTATCTGACAGTGCAAAGACATTTGCAGTTGGCACAACTGAATGGTCAGGCTCATGCGATTGTTTTTTAGATGAGGGTGATACTGCGCAAACAGCTTTAACAGCAGGCGCATCGGTCACTTTAAAATTTTATTTTGAGGGTGCAACCACGGGTGATAAATACTACTCAGGCACAGCATTAGTTGAGTCGATTGAGCGCAATGGTGCCATTGATGATATGGTTAATGCCTCGTTTAGTTTTAAAGGCACGGGTGTCTTAGCATTAGCAACTGCGTAAATGGGCATTAAAGACAATGCAAAAGCGCAGTTTAAGGATAAATTATCCGGTGAGTTAAAATCAGTTTTTGTACCTGAATGGAATGACACTGTTTATTACAAGGGTGCAATTAATGGCAAACAGCAGGCCGAGATTTTAAAGCTATATGATGCCGGCAAAACAGTGGATGCGGTTTGTATGGCACTCATAATGCGCGCTTTAAATAAGGACGGTGAGCGTGTATGGCGGCCATCTGAACTGCAAGAATTAATGCGCGAATATGACACGGGTGTTATTAGTAGTGTGGTTGAGCAAATTAGTGATGATGATCCAACGGTTGATGAGGCAAAAAAGCCTTAAAGACGGATCATGATTTGCTTTTTTTTTGTCGATTAGCAGAGCATTTGCATAAGTCTTTAAATGAAATCATGGAATTAACAACGGTCGAGCTGGTTATTTGGGCGGCCTATTTAGAATTGAAAGGGAACGAGCATGGCTAAGAATACAGCGACCTATGTAATCAAGCTAAAAAATCAAACTAAAAAGGCGTTTAAATCCATTGGTCGGGGTTTAAGTAAAACCCGTAAAGCCGTCTTTAATTTAAAAACCGGCTTTGTTTCTTTGGCTGGTATTGCTGGCATGGGGATGCTCATAAAACGCTCGTTAGATGTTGTTGATAAACTTGGTAAAGTATCATCCAAGCTGGGTGTCACCTCGCAAGAATTGCAGCGCTTTAGATATGCGGCTAAATTGGCTGGTATTCAGCAATCTATGCTCGATATGGGTTTGCAAAGGTTTATCAGGCGTGTGGGCGAGGCCGCAAAAGGTACTGGCGAGGCGCAAGCTGCTTTAAAAACAATGGGTGTGCAACTTACCGGCACAAATGGCAGGGTATTGTCAGCCACTGATTTACTTGGACAAGTTGCGGATGCACTTAAAGATACCAAAGACCCCGCAGAGCGTTTACGTTTAGCGTTTAAGCTATTTGACTCAGAGGGTGTGGCGATGGTCAACATGCTCAAAGATGGCAAGGTTGCATTTAAGGATGTGATGAAAGAGGCCGAGAGTTTGGGAATTATACTTAGCACCCAAGCAGTAAAAGGCATTGAAGAAACTAATAATTCATTGTTTCGTTTGGCAACATTTTTAAAAGGCAATTTTTTACAAATTGTGGCAAAACTTGCGCCCTTTATCCAAACAATTACAGAGGGCATTATTAAGTGGGGGCAAGATAAAATTGGAGAGCATGAGGGCATAGGCAATATTGCAATATTGATTGCAAAACAAATAATGCAAGCCGGTATCTCAATTTTAAAAACCATTGCAAGCATTACAAATGGATTTATTGAGTTTGGCAAGACTATTGAAAACCTACCGTTTATGGGCGGTAGGCCAATGCAAGCAATTAAAGATGATATTGCTGATTTAGAAAATAAAATTGGCTTATTAAATGCAAGCGCAAAAGGTGGTAAAGGGATATTAGATTGGTTAGGTATAGGCGATCAATCAGCATTAGAAACTATGCACAACCACTTGCAAAAATTAAACAAAGAATTAACAAGATCTAAAATAAGTTTTACCAATGTTGAGCCGGTTACATACCAAAAAGCAGTGAGTGTCATTGAGAAATTAATTGCTGATTTGGAAATTGTTGATGCTAAAACCAAAGACATTAGCACGGGTGCTGGCTTTGGTGATTTGACAATTTGGGATAAGATGAGGGCTGGTTTTAACAAATATAAAGACTCAGTCGAAACCGGCAATTTATCCATTGCAACCATAACTGAAAAAGCCATGAAATCCACCGAGGATGCTATTGTTAATATGATCACGGGGGTTAAAACTTCATTTGAAGATATGGCGCGAGCAATGCTTGCTGATTTAATCCGTTTGGGTGTTCGCAGGTCAATCACCACACCACTGTTTAATGCTTTATTACCTAAAGCAAATGGTGGACACGTTAACGCAGGCCAAAGTTATTTAGTCGGTGAGCGCGGTGCGGAGATTTTCCAACCAAGCGGCGGCGGCAATATTACCCCAAATCACCGGCTAAATACCGCCACCGGCGAGGTGCGATCGGTCAATGCTGAGATTAATTTTAATGTGCAGGCCATTGATGCAGCATCGTTTAACAGCTATCTCGTTAATAACAGAGGCACGATTGAGTCAATAATAAACAACAGTCTTACATCTAATGGCAGCGTTAGGCGCACCATTAAGCAGGTCGTTTAATGAACAATTTGACCAGCACAATTATGGCTAATCATAGCCATATTGAAGTTGAGGAATGGTTAAAACAAAGCCAAGCCATACACTTTAATAGTGGCAAAACCCAACGTGTTGTTAAAACCTTGATGCCAGCGTTACAAATGCAAATTAGTTATAAAAATTTAACTAAAACCCAATTTGAGGCACTGCAAACTGCATACGAGGCTAACCATGCTAACACGGTTATTGTTGATGCAGATGATGCGCATGATATTAGGCCGGATGCGATGGGTTTAAATACCAGCGTTTGGGCATTTGAAAAATTCAAATTTAGCGTGGTTGCGCCCTCACTTTATAGCGGCACCATCACACTGGTTAGTAGTGTGTTTTTTAATTACAGCCAATATCAAGACGAGTTTTCACAATCATCAACCTACACGCCGGTCACTTCAACCGACAATGGTTTTGTTAATATGCTGGCCAATGCCGAGCCATATCAAGTTGAGTTTAGTTATATAAACAACTCAATTTTTAGTAATATTGGGCAATCAGCAAGACACATAAAAGACATGGCTGGCCTGCGCCGTCAATACAGCCTTAATTGGTTTTTGCAGGAGTCAGATTTTTTACAATTGATCCAATTTTATCGCAGGAAAGCTGGCATTTTAGGTACGTTTGGGATGCCAAAAGAGGGCAGCATAAGTTTGGGGTCAGCGGGCAAAACCAAAGCCAGTTTTTTAACCAATAGTTTTAAATTTAGCCGCCGCACTGACGGTATGTATATTGCCAGTGCTGATATTGTTGAGGTGTTATGAGTAAAGAAATTACCAGCAACGCACGCACAGACGATGTATTTACGATGTTGCATTTATTTGAGTTTTACATGGATAAAAACTGGGATTATGATCAAGCAGATACCGGGGAGATTTTGCGCTTTACCGATCACGATGTGTTTGTTGATGATGGTACTAATGAGTACACGCCGATCGCCATCACTTGGGATAAATTAACCGAGGATTTTTCCATGCAATCAGACAGCATTAATGTCACCATTGATAATATTAATGGTGAGTTAAGTGCCGAGGCATTAGCCTCAGAATGGCGTAACAACCCATGCAAAATAACACGGATTATTTATACACCATCAGCAGAAACCATTGACGGCAACACTTATGAGTTTGGTTTTAATAGCCAAAGCACAACCAGCTATCCAAAGCTATCAATAAGCGGCATCACCCAAGACAATTATTTGTTATTTGAGGGGGTAATTGATACCTTTAGTGCCACAGAGCAAACATTGAGTGCCAGTTTAAACACCCAATTTGTACACTGGTCAAAACCTTACCCATCGCGCACTTACAACCAGAACGAGTTCACAAGCATCGTCGATGCTATTAATGACGTGGTTTATTGGGGGCAACAAAATATAACATGATGCTAACCAACTGTTTTACCGTTGCCATTTACCACCTAAACAACCGCTTTGTGCTGCCAAAAGGCTGGGGCAAATACACGCTTGATGTTAATAATATGGATTATTTTGTTAAGTATCAACGCCGTTTTTTGGCTAAAAAACAGCACATTGCTTTTTTTAATAGCTTTTGCACCCAAGTAAAAAAAGCCAAAAAGGACGATGTGGTTTTGACACCTGCATCAGTTGGTGTTGCCATTAATAGGTTTACTTACTGGGTATGGAGTGAGGATTTAGATTGTGTGGTGCATAAAAAATTAAATAAAGAGTGTTTAATTATGAGGGTTGATCATGGGTGATTCAGCCAAAGCGTTTATTGGCACAGCCTTAATGCTGGCAGCCGGTGGTATTGGTGCAATGGCTGCCGGTGGAAGTTTTGCATGGGCAACCAGTATTGCCACCCTGAGCGGCATAGGTTTGGCCACAGCCATCGGTGTCACCCTAGTTGGTGCAAGTCTAGCCGGCAGTGCCTTAACGCCCGATGCTGGTGATATTAGCGGCTCAGATAGTTATGCTGGCGTTAAGCTGCAAACACAAAAATCCAACATCAACCCCGTGCCACAAGTGTTTGGCTTTAACCGTTTAGCTGGCAATATTATTTATCAAAAAACCAATGGTGCTATCAACTCAGACTCATCCACCAATGGTTATAACCGCGATTATTGGTCAATTATTGCCATTGCTGGCCATAATATTGAGGATATAACCGGCATTTATGCAGGTGAAACCGCCATGACATCACTAGGATCAAACAAGTTTGAAACCACTTATGTGCATGTCAAGTGGTACGATGCTGCAAGCACTGCCACCAATGTGCAAGCGGTTGATTTTGTTACCAATACCAGTGGCTCAACCTCAACCGGCTCGGCGCTCAGTTTAGACAGCATTAACATACCAGCAAACACCGCCTTTTTAGCAGTACACCAAGTGTTTGATGCAGATGCAAATAAAAACACGCAAATGGCCAATTTAACGGTGTTAATGAAAGGCAAAAAGCTAAGAACGATCACCGGCACAAGTGCCTCAAATGCTGCAATTAGCACCACATTAACTTACTCAACCAACCCCGCCGAGGTGGTGTTGGATTTATTAACTGACGGCCTTAATATTGATGATAGTAATATTGATATTGGTACATTTTGGACGGCCAAACAACAATGCTCAAACTTGTATAACGATTGGCCGGTTAATTTGGCAGTGTTGCAGCAGGCCAATATACAATCAATAATTTCAGACGTATTGGCAACATGCCGTGGGCAAATAGTACACACCGCCAACAAGTGGAAACTCAAGATTGACAGTAAATTACAAGGCACGGTTAATACCTTGACAGATGATGATTTTATTAAAAATAGCTTAAATATTAGCATGAGAGGTAACAAGGAAATTGCTAATAAAATCATTTTTAAATATATTAATCCAACTGACGAGTGGTTGAGTGCGCAGGTGGTCAAAGAGGACAGTGTTTTACAAACTTTTGACGGCCAAACACTGGAAAAAACATTAGATGCCAAGGGTGTTACCAATAGCACCCAAGCCGGTGTGCTGGCTGAAATCGCTTTAAATGCCATGCGCTATACCCAAAACTCATCAGGCACTAGGGTTAAGCAAACACCCTTGGTTTTATCTTTTGCCACCAGCGTTAAAAATGCGCATTTAGAGGTGGGTGATGTGGTGACGATTAACAGTGATTTATTAGACAGAAATAGAGAATTTATTATAAGGGAATATGCGGAAACGCATTATAAAAATAGCAGCGGCACTTATTTAATTTAGAGGTTAAAAAACATGGCAATTACAACACGAGCAGGAAAGGGATCGGCATTAACGCACATAGAGATGGACGCAAACATTAGCGCTATCCCTGAAAAAATATCATCAACTTCTGCGGTTAAAGGTGCATCAGGCACAACAGCACAAAGACCAGCCTCACCAGCTGCTGGTTATACGCGTTTTAATACCACCACCGGCCGTCAAGAAACATACAGTGGCAGTGCGTGGATTGAGGATTTAAACAAATCTGACACCTCAACGGCCGGCGTGGGTTTTGTAATTGATGAGGATAATATGGCCTCAAATTCAGCCACCAAAATACCCACACAGCAAAGTGTTAAAAAGTACGTTGATGATGAGGTGGCGGCGGTTGGTATAGATTGGACGGCTGACCAAGGTGGTACCAACATCCATGCTGGCAACTATACAGATACCAACACCACCTATACCGTTGGCGATGGCGGGCTTACACAGATCAATTTTACTAGCGCAGATAACACTAAATTAGATGGCATTGCCACCAGTGCAAATAACTATGTTCATCCAACCAGTGCGGGCGATAAACACATACCAACTGCTGGTGCATCAG